CGGCGGTGGCGACGGCAAACCATTGCGCTGGCGTCATCACGGCCTGCAGCTGCCAGAGCGCGCAACTCGAAACCGGCGGCGCGACGGCCGGGGCCGGCGTCGGCGTATTGCCGGCGATGAGCCAGGCCTGATAGGCCAACCAATCAAGATTGCCGGGGTCCGCCGGGATTGTCGCGCCGTCGGTATCGCGGCGGACGCCTTCGCTTGCCGTGAGCAGTGTGTAAGCCATGATGTCAAATCTCCGCGCTGGCCGTGTATTGCATGTTCAGGTTGAAGCCCGTCGGGGTGGCGGTCCCACTGGTATTCTGCATCAAATTGATGCGTCCCTGCGACACATTGAGCCCCCAGGCTGTATCGGTCCCGTTGATTGAAGCCTTGCCGGATGCGCCGGTGACTTGCGCGAAACAGGTCATTGTCGGGGTTGACCGCATGGCGACAGGAAATGGCAGCGTCCAGTTGAGATAGCCACCAGCGGAAAGGGCAAAGGTAAAATAGGCCGTCACCTGTCCGCTTACGTTTGCGGTTCCTGGCGGCGACCCCTCGTAGGTGGTCTGGAAATAGCGCTGGCAGAGCACCAGTTCGACGCCCGGCGGACGCCGTTCAAAGCTCGTAACGACTGCGCCTGGTTCAAACTGTGGCCGCAGCACCGTGCCGGTGGAGAACTCGACATTGGTCTGCGTATTAGCTGTCAAGCTTGCCGTAGTGAATGGACAGACCGCATAGGACCCGGAACCGCTCGACCCGGTGCCCTGCCAGACGCGCGCCTGGGCGGAACCCGCGTGGCTGACCACATAGGTGCCGCCTTCGATGATCAAATTCTCGATCGGCAGGATCAGCGAGCCCGCCGTGATCGTCAGCGTCGTGTCTATGCCAGTGGTCGCAAACGTGTAGGTGCACCCGCTTGCGCCACCTTTTACGCCATCGTGTCCGTAGGCACCCGCAGCAAGCGTGACGGTGCCGGACACGGCCCGCTGGTTGTTGGCGAAGGAGGAGTTGCGCAGGCGGCTGCGGAAGCCGGCGAGCGGGGCGGCCGGCACATTGGAGGCGGAGGCAAGCATCATGGGCGTCAGTTCCCCGCGTAAGCGAGCTTGTCGCTCGTGTTGGTGCCGAGCATGTAGATCGCATTGAGATTGGTGACGGCGAAGGGCAGCGTCTGCCCCGGCGCCAGCGGATAGCCGGTCGACGCCGTCACGCCGGATGGCCCGACGTAGATCGTGCCAGTGTTGCCGGCGAGCGCCAGCACATTGACGCCATTGACGAGCGCCTGAGACGGCAGCGCGACCGCCGAGGTGGTTGCGGTCTGCTGCCCGGCGACGACCGCCGTGGGATTGGCCGATGTCACCGCGCCGATCGTATTGGTGCCGGCCGGCAACGGTTGCGCCGGATCGAGCCCGACGGTGACCAGCGACACGTCGGGGGCGGAAGAAACGATATTGACCAGATTGACCGTGCCGGTGCCGGTGATCGCCGTCGACAGGCGCGCGCGGACCTGCGGGTAGCCGGCGACCGGCAATTGCCAGGAGTGCGTGCCGGAACCGGCGAGGCTGAAGGTCGTGTCGGTCTGATAGCTGTCGGTGCGCGGCGCCTTGATCGTCACCCAATTGGTGCCGTCATAGGCCTCGAAGGTGATCGCGCCGGCCGTCACCGAGCCGGATTGGGCGACGGTGAAGATCGCCGTATCATAGCCGGCCGTGGCGATGGTCATGGCGGAATTGGCCGCCGTGGCCGAGGTCCAGCTCACCGTCGTCGGCGCCTGATAGGCGTCGAGCACCGGAACTGCATTGGAGGCGGAGACGAGCGTCCCGCCGACATAGAGATTGGCTTGCAGCAGGCCCGACAGTTTCGACCAGATCGCCGACAGCCAGCCGGTCAGGCCCACGCCGCCGGTGGGCATCGTGGCGCCGGTGATGGCCGTGCCGGAGGCTTCCGCGACAGGTACCGGATTGCCGGATGCGACATCGGCATTGGCGACGCGCAGGTTCGCCGCCGTCGAGGTCCGCTGCAGGCCGGATCCCATGTCGAAGGATTCGGCCGTGAACAGCGTGCCATTGCCATCGCGCAAGGTTGTGTTGTTTGCCATTGGCTAAGCCCTCAGAAGTAGTAGCCGCGATAACAGGAATTGGCCGGATTGGAGAAATCGAGTTCGGACACGGCCGCGTACGACCGGTTGCGGAAAATATGCAGGATGCGGTGGCCGAGGCGGATCATCGTCAGGCCCTCAGCAGCAGGATTTCGACGCCGGTGGCGAACAGATTGACCGAGCCGGTCGCCCAGATGCGGCGCACCGAGATCGCTTCGTAGTAGGAGCCGCCCGGCGGCACGCTGATCGGCACGCTGATCGTGTCGGCGGCGACAAGCGGCGTCACCCTGAGGGTGACGGCAGCGGCGGTCGGCGGCACGTAGAGCCGCAGCGCCTTGGCGTAGATCGGCAGATCCACCGTGTCGGAAACCATCGCCGAGGTCAGTTGCACGACGTCCACGGCCGGGCCGGAGCGATCCGGCGCGCTGTTGGCGAAAGTGTCGGATGCAGGCGTATAGGGCATGGTCTGATATCCTCTTGTTGCAGCGGCCGGCGGGCGCCGGCCATCATTCGAATTCCCAGACCCAGACGAGGCCGGCCGCGCCAGTACCGCCCGCCTGACCGGTGGCGCTGGATGCCACCGACGCACCGCCGCCACCGCTTCCGGGCGCCGTGCCGACACTTCCCGCAGCATTGCCGATGCAGCCGAGACCACCGCCGCCGAAGAACCCGACGCCGCCATTGCCCGACAGCGTGTTGTTGGCATCGAAGCGCATGGCGGGTGCTCCCGGCGCGCCGTTGAAGCGATAGTCGCCGACCGAGGCGCTGCCGCCCGCCCCGCCGGTAACGGCAGTCGCGTAGGTCGCCGTCGACATGGTGCCGCCGCCAAGTCCGCCAGCCGCGATGGCCGTCGAGCCGAACGCGGTGGCGCCGCCCGAGGCTCCCGCCGCCCCGGTCGCACCGCCGCCGGCACCACCGGCCCCGATCGTCACCGCAACGGTCGGACTGGCAGTGACATCGGCGAAGGCCACGCTCAACCCGCCTGCACCGCCGCCGCCACCGGCGCCCGCCGCCGAGGCGTTGCCGGCGATACCGCCGCCACCGCCGCCGCCGCCTTGCGCAACGATCAACGCCAATCGCACGCCCGAGGGTCGCGTCCAGGTGCCGCTCGTCGAAAACCACGACATGGATTTCAGTCGGCCGCCGCCAAGCAATCCGCCTGGCTGCAGCGTGATCGCGGCCGAGGTCCGGTTGACGTTTATCGCCTCCAGCCAGCTCGATCCGTCCGGAGAAACCTTGACGTGGAGATCGTCGTCGCCGCACAGGCCCACTTCGGCACGGCCGGAATAGGCGGTCTGGAACAGCAGCGACAGCGTATTGGCGGCTGCCGATTTGACCAGCGTGCCGCGCATGTCGCCGGTGCCGCCCTCGCTTGTCGCCAGCGCGGTGACCAGCAGCGTATTGAGCTTGGCCGAGAATGGATTGGCGGTGGTGGCCGTGGTGCCGAGGCCGAACAGCTGCACGCCCTGCAGCGCGGCGGCGAACAGGCCGAAGGCATCCGCCCAGACGGTCCCGGTCCAGACGTAGATCCGGCTCACGGCCACCACCCAGACCAGCCAGCCGACTTCGGGCGGATAGAAGCTCCAGGCACCCTGCTGCCAGGCGGCGATCTGATTGGACTTGCCGGCCCAGGCGCCGGTTGCCGAGGCTGCCACGATATAGGCATCGCCATCGCTGCTGGTGGCGGGCGGTGCGGCCAGGGCCGCCGACAGCACGGTCGCCTGCACCAATTGGTCGAGCGCCATCAGCGCCTCATTGTGGGTCACATGTTTCTGCGCCTGGTTCGCATCGATGAGCGGCAGGGTCAGCTTGGTCGTCGACGTCATCGGGCAGGCTCCGGTTAGAGGGTCAGCGTCACCGTCCGCGCCACGCCCGGCCCGAGCGTGGCGCTGATCTGCGCGATCGACACCGTGCAACTCGGCTGCAGCGCGCCGAAGTCGGCTATCTGGTCGCCGGCGGCATAGAGGAAGACAGGCGTCGTAGTCGTGACCTGGCGAACCACGGCGGTGCCGGCCAGGACGCTCAGGCGATAGGCCTCGCTCTCCTCGCCGAGCGGCACGTCGCCGGCCGTCCAGGCGTCCGATCCCGGCAGCCGCGAGCGTCGGATCCAGGTCACGGTCACATCGCCGGAGCCGGGATCGCGGCGGGCCCGCACGTCGGTCGGGCTCCAGGGCAGCAGCCCGCGCGCCGAAGGGGTCACCGCGACATCGGCATAGGAGGCGGCGGTGTAGTCGTCCTGCGCCGGGCCGATCTTGAAGGCGAGCGCCAGGCCGACGTCATCCAGCGCGATCGGCAGCGGCAGCAGCGTATCGTCGAGAAGCACGAACGGACTGCCGGCCGGGATCGGCGCGCTCCAGGCATCCTCGGATCCGCCCTGCGCCCGCAGCAGATCCGTCAGCGCGTAGGTATTGGCGGCGACGAGCGTGGCGGTGGCGAATTGGAAGACCTCCCAGAGGCCGGCGGTCGTCTGCACGGCGGCAAAATTGCCGCCGCCGAGCACCTGCGCCTCGCTGAGCGAGGCCAATTCGCCACTGTCGACCCGCACCGTGATGGTGGTGCCGCGATCGAATACGGCGACCGGGCCGGCGACGACCGGCGTCAACGTTACCCCGAGGGTCGAGCGCCGGTCCTGCGTCGCCACGAAGGAGTAGGAGCCACCACCCGGCACCGCGCGCCACAGCGAAAACGCGCCCGGCCAGGGATTGGCCGTCAGCGCCAGATAGGGCTGATAGAACGGATCGGCATCGCTCGCATGCGCGATATCGACGATATAGACCGCAGGCTTGCCGTAGGCCGTCGGCGGCGACGTCTGCTGGCTGCGGGTCGCCATCGGCGCCGGCTGATAGAGGGCGGGATAGACCGCGCGGCTTTCGATCGTGCGGGCATCGCCATCGGTGATGCGGGTAACGAGCAGCGTCCGCTGCTGCGGCCCCACCGCGACCGTCAGGATATCGCCGGGTTCGATCGCCGCCTGTTGCGGCGGCAGCGCGAAGGTCGCCTGCTCGCGGCCGATCCAGAGATCGTGCAGCCATTGGTCGGCGATACTGAGCGTCACGTCGAGCGGCGCCACGACGGGCAGGTCGGCCTTGCTGGTCGCCGAGCTGAAGCCGGCCAGCCGCGAGGAGGTGACGGTTGACCGACGATAGGTCCGGAGCACATCGGAGACAGTCACCGAGACCTGATGCGGCAGTTCGGTCTCCTGTGTCCGCTTCAGGTCGAGAAGCGGCGCCTTGCCAGGATCGACCAGATCATCGTAGCCGAACGCGGCGACGGGCTGGCGCGCCCGGCCGGCGAAGCGGATTGCCGTGCCGGTGTCGATCGGATCGATCTGCCAGGCGGTCAGCAAGGGTTCGATCGCCGCGCGCGCCGCCATGGCGCTGTCAATCAGATAACCGTCGACATGGCCGGCGATCGCCACCGTCTCGATCGTGGCAAAGCCGAAATCCGCCAGGATCGCCTTGACCAGCGCATCGACGCTAGCGCCGCCGAGCCGGCCGGTCAGCCAATGGCCCGCGTTCCAATTGGCGGCGTCGCTCCAGACGCCGCTGAACGACGGGAATGCAGGGAATGGCCGCGCGTCCCAGGTCCACAGATGGATCGTCGCCGGATCGAGCATCGGCGCGCCCGATGTTGTGGTCAGCGTCGCTGCGCCGAGATGGGCGGGATCGGCCGGGTTCCAGGCGCTCAGCATCGCCTCGCAGTAGCGGCGCTGCATCAGGTCGTCGCGGGCGCCGCTCGAAAAATACGGCAGCCCGGCTTCCGACGAATAGGCATCGGGGAATTTGTTCGGCTGATTGGCCCCGAGATCGACGGCCGGGCAGCCGGTCTCGGTCAGCCACACCGGCTTGGAACGCGGCACCCAGGTCGTCGGGCTCGCCGCCCGGACGCCGCCCGGACGGTTGAAATGCTGCGACTGCCACCAGTTGGGAATGTCCTTGGCGCGGAAGATCCACGGCTCGCCATAGGCGCCGTCGCTGATCGGCGTGCGGACCTGAGCCTGCCGGTCGGAAACGCTGGCGTAATACCAATCATAGTCCTCGCCGCCGAGCACATTGCCGACGAGATAGGCCAGATCGGTCGGTGCGGCCGCGATCGCCGCGTCGAGCGGCGCCTGATAGCGCCAATCGCTGAGCGGCAGATAGGAATCGATGCCGATGAAATCGATGTGGCTGCTCGCCCATAGCGGATCGAGGTGGAAATACACGTCGCCGGTTCCATCGGCCGGCTGGTGACCGAACCACTCGGACCAATCGGCGCCATAGGACACGTTCGTCGCCGCGCCAAGCACGGATTTGACGTCGCCGGCCAATGTCGTCAGCGCGGCGACGAAAGGATAGGTGGCCGCATCCGAGCGCGTGGTGGTGAGGCCGCGCAGCTCCGAGCCGATCAGGAAGGCGTCGACCCCGCCGGAGGCGAGCGCCAGATTGGCATAGTGCAGAATGAACCGGCGGAAGCTCCACTCGCTGCCGGCATAGGCGACCGTGGTGCCATAAACGGAGAAATCGCCGACGGCCGCCGTACCGACGAAGGCGGCAATCTGGGTCGCCGCTGCCGCCGTCTTGTCGACGCTGCCGGCGATGCCGGCCGCCGGATGGCAGGTGATGCGGCCGCGCCAGGGAAAGGCCGCCTGCGCCGCGCCGCCATAGGGGTCGGGCAGGCTGTTGCCGGACGGAATGTCCATGAGCAGGAACGGATAGAACGTCACCTTGAGGCCGCGCCGGTTGATCTCGCGGATCGCCTGGACCACGCTCTGATCGTCGGGCGTGCCGCCAAAAGCGGCGATCGTCGGCAGCGCCGTCGTCTCGCCATAGACAAGCGGCGGCGTCACATAGGAGACTTGGCGCGCGCCGTCGCGGGTCAACCCGGCGACCGACCAGATGGCGCTGACGGCGCGGGCATTGGCCTCGACGCGCGGCGCCACGCTGCAGGACCCCGCGCGCAGATCGTCACCGAACCAGGCCACCACCAGCGCCACCCGTTCGACATTCGGACAGATGCCCTGCAGGTCGTCGAGCGCGGCCTGGATATCGGTCGCCTGATATTGGGCGTGGCGATTTTCCGAGACCGTGGCGCCAGTATCATCGACCGAGGTGGCGGCGACGGTGGAATAGCCGAATTCGGTGGAACCCGGGATCAGCGTCACCGCCCGTACCTTTGCCTCCAGCGTATCGACGGCGCGGATCACCTCGAAGTTCAATTGCGGGATACGGTTGCCGTAGTTGGCGAGCGGCAGCCGCTCGAACACGACATAGGCGAGATCGCGATAGGCCGGCACGCCGCCCGGCTGCACTGCCAGAATGAGCGGATCCGGCATTTGCGTCGGCGTGCCCGTATAGACGCGCATGGTGACGGTGGTCAGGTCCAATTCGACGCCGTCGGCCCAGACCCGGGCGATGTGGTTGATCGGTCCGGCGCAGAGGCCAATGGCGAAATTGGCATAATAATCATAACTCTGGACCGATGGACCACCCTTGCCGCCGGAGCGCGACTTCACCGCGTCTTCCTCATATTGGGTCGCCCAGATGATATCGCCGGAGATGCGGACCCGGCCATAAAGCTGCGCGATCGAGGCGCCTTCCGTCGACGACATCACGGTCAGGTCGGAGAGACGCGGACCGGTGGTCTTGTCCGGCATCGTCGCGCGGATCAAGGTCTCGTCGATGATCGCGCCGGCGATGCCGCCGAGCGCCCGCCCGGCCATGGAGCCGATCGGCCCGAGGATGGCACCGGCGGCGGCGCCGGCGGCCGACAGCAGGATGGTTGCCACGGCGACTGCCTCCTTCAGGGATCAGGTTGGTGAAAACGGGGACCGGCGCGGACATGGGGCGCGGACGTGGGGCGCGGGGTTCCTCAGCCGGGTGGCAGACGGAAGGCGAAGGCGATCCGGCGCGACCACCATGGGCCGAGCGGGCTTTCGACGACGGCGGTGCCGTCATAGGCATGGATGAAGCTGGCCGGCATGGCGAGCAGCCCGGCATGTTTGGCCGGCACCGTCTGCCGCCAGCGGAACAGCAGGACATCGCCCGGCATGGCGTCGGCCGGGGCGATCTCGATCATGTGGCGACGGCCGGCCAGCGCCAGCGCCTCGCCGCCGCCGGCCTCGGCCCAATCAGCGGCATAGGGCGGCACGCGCTCGGCCTCGGCGCCGTAAAGTTCGCGCCAGATGCCGCGAATGAGGCCGAGGCAATCGCAGCCGACGCCCTTCAGCGAGGCCTGATGCCGGTAGGGCGTGCCGATCCAGCCACGGGCGATGGCGACGGCGCGATCGCCGACGGCGTTCGATACATCCGCCATGGCGATCACTGCACCAGCGCCGTGCCGTTGTTCGGCTCAGCTGTCAGCGCCGGATTGGCGATGAGGAAATCCGAACCGGGAATATGCGGAAAGCCTCGGAAATTCAGCGCATTGGCGAAGCGGCCATCACAGGTTTCAATGAGCTTGTCGCAGCCGGCAGTCAGCGTGAAGGCATCGCCGGCCACGATCGGATTGGGGGCGGGTTGCCAGACTTCGAGATAGACACCGCCGGTGGCTGCCTCGTGGCGTTTCACCTCGACGGCAAAGCCATTGTTGGCGCCGGCCGTGAACGTGAGCAGCCCGCGCGCGAACCAGCCAACCGCGAAGCCGGAAAGACCCGTAGCGACGACGTGCGCCGGTCCGAGCACTGAGGCGACCACGCCGCTGCCGTGGTAGGTGGCGGCCGTCAGGTCGATGCCGCAGCGGCGGTCGCCGAGGTCGGCGTCGCAGCGGTGCTGATAGATCCGGCCGCGCTGCTGCTCAAGCTCGGTCGCCAGCGAACGCACCTCGGCAATGAAGGCGCTGTCCTGCCGGGTGATTTCACCAATCACGCCGGAGCGGATCTGCAGGCGTTGGTCAGGCGCCGCCCAATTGACCAGGAACACGTCGATGGTGGCGCCGTCATAACGGCCGGCGACGATATCGGCCTCGGTGATCGCGGCGGATGCCAGCGCACCGGAGACGTCGCCGCCACCGGTCGACAGATCGGCGGCTGCCACCGTCTGGCTCGCCGTCAGGCCGGTCGCGGCAGCATAAGTGACACCATCGAAGGTCAGCGGCCGGTCATGGTCGGTGAAGCCCATTACGGCATCATCGGCACGGGTCAGGCGCCAGCAATTGGCGAGCGTCGTCGCCGCGCCGGCGAGATGGGCAGCGAAATCGCTGGTAAGCGGTTTCATGGGCGGATCTCCAGCAAGGGAATCGTCGGAATGGTGCCGGCGGCGAATTGGGTGAGGTCGATCTTCAGGTCGTCGGTGTCGAAGCGGACCGGCACGTGGAACAGGTAGCCGGCGGTCACCGGGCTGCCGGCGGGCGGAATCGCGCCGCTAGCGAAGGTGACGAAGCCAGTGGTCGCATCGAGGTTGAAATCGCTGCCGGCGGACTTCGCCACCCCGGCGACCGCCACCAGCACGCTGCCGGCAACCGGCTTGGCGATGGTGCGCGTCCAGGCATCGGGCGCGGCGCCATAGACCTTCACCAATTGAAACACGGCGGTGACGCCATCGCCGGTACCGATCGGCTGATCGGTCGGGCTTGGCGGCTGGCCGAAGGCAGAGGAGCGATCGTCGAGCGGATCGCGATAGCGAAAGCCGGTCAGCCTGCCCCGGCATTGCTCGAAGAAGGCGACCACCGCTGCCAGGTCCGCCATCGTGCGCAGGCCCGATCCCGCATCGTACTGACGGCGCGAATCGATCCAGCGGGCATTGCGCAATTCGCCACCCGATCCGAGCGTCACGATCTCTGTCTTGCGTTGCGGTCCACCGGTGGATCCGAGCGCAACACCGATCGGAAAGACGACTTCCTGAAACGCCGAGACTTCGGACATCTACTTATCCTTCAAAGGATTGGCGTCGGGATTGACCGGACAGGTTTGATCTGGCGCAACGCCAGACGCGGTTTGCGCGGTTAGCTTTCCGCCTGGCGACGCCGCGTCGTCAGCCCGGCACGGCAGCTTCGCGGAAGCGAACCGGTAGCCTGGAACAGTTGCGTGGGGCCGCGATCCGGTTTCACCCGCAGAGAACATCGGACCCGTGAGCCCCTCCTCGCTGGGTCTGGTGTTAGAGCCCGCGCCGTCCTCGTCCGACGGCGCGGGCCAACATACTGGTGATCTGGGTCTGCGACTGGGCGAAGCCGGCGGTATCGGGCGTCTGGATATTGAACGTCACATTCATCGGCGGCGCCCCGCCGCCAGCGGCGACGCCGAGCCGGCCGTCGGGGCCGCGCTGCAACGGCATGATCGCCTCGGCGCCGGCCTCGCCCATCAGCCCGGCGCTGCCGCCGGCCATCGGAAAATAGGTGGGACTGGCGACGATGCCGCCATCGGCGAATGGACTGACACGGCCACCCTGGAAAACTCCGCCGGAGCGGAAGCCGAACAGTGAGGAGAAGGCCGAACCGATCGACGTCGTCACGTTGGTCAGCGCGTCGTTGAGCCCGTCGCCGATCGTCGACGAAATCGGCTTCAGCGCCTGTTTCAGCGCCGAATTGGTCACCGTCTTGGCGACATTCTGCAGCACCGTGTCCAGGTTCTTGCCCTGCACGATCGCCTGGGTCAGCCCGGTAGTGATCGACTTCGAGAACGTGCTCGACATATCGGAGAGATTGCTCATCGATTTGGAGAGCTGGTCGATCTGATCGACGGTATCGCCGGTCGCAATCGCGTCCTTGTGCATGGTCGGCTCCTTGGCGCGAGGTCAGGGCATGTCGGGATAGCGCGCGGCAAGCGCGGCAAAATCGGCACGACAGGGCGGGGCGATTGCGGCGGCGGCAGCCGGATGCCGGCGACCACGCAGCATGGCGGCGATTTCCAGCGGCGTCGCCGCCCACATGGCCACCGGCGGCATCCGCATTTCACCCATGCAGAAGGCCAGCACCGCGTCCCAGGGGAACGGACGCGGCCCGGCGGCGGCCTGCTCCCCTGATCCGGTTACCTGATCGGAGAGGCTCAGCGACTGGCCTCTCCCGCCATAGGGTGGGCTGGCGACCGCCCTGCCTTGCCGGTCGTCCCGGCCCCATCGGCCGGCGGATCCGCATCCGGCTCAATGGCGCCGAAGGTGGCGATCAGCAGCCGAGCGGCAATATCGGCAAAGCCGACGGCTGCACCCTCGGCCCGCATGGCGGCGACCTCGGCATCGCTGACCGGATTGCCGGCGCCGCGCAATCCGGCACCGACGATGCGGATCAGATCGCGCGCCGACAGCCGGCCGGCGCCGAAGCGGTCGCCGAGCCCGGCGAGGTCGCTCGCCCCAAAGGCGGTTTCCAACTCGGCCAGCGCGCCGAGCGTCAGACAGAGAACCCGAGGGCGCCCGTCGAGGATCGCCTCGATTTCGCCGCGTCGCGCATTCGCCATGTCAGCCTCCGCTGCCTGTCGTGAACACGATTGCGCCGGCCGATTCCAGCGCAATATCGAAGGTCAGCTCGTTGTTGTGGTCGCCGGAATAGTCGAGCGAGGTGATCTGGAATGGTCCGGCGATGAGGCCGGTGCCGGGAATGACGATCTGCCAATTCATCGTCGTATTGTTGAAGAAGATCGTCTGGATGTCGGCATCGGTACCGGAGGCGAGGAACACGCCGGTGCCCGACACCGCGCATTTGCGCACGCCGACGGCCGCCAGCAATTCCTGCCAACGATTGGGACTATCGGCATTGGTCGCATCCACCGCCGGCGCGGTCAGCGTGATCTTGCGGGTCCGGAGCCCGGCGACGGTCACATAAGTTCCCGCCCCGGTCGGGTCGAGCTTCAACAGCAGGTCTTTGCCTTTCTGGGCTGTCACGGCGGCATCTCCTGTGAATTAAGGCTTGTCGTCCCGGACTTGATCCGGGATCCAGCAAATGACGCCCGGCCGATAGGCCGGCTTCCCTATTCGCGCGCCCAGAGGCTGGGTCCCGGGTCAAGAGCCCGGGACGACAACACATCCTCTTGAGAGCGCTCTATTTCGCTCGCCGCTCACCCCGGTTCACTCAGCGGCTCGGTCAGAGCGACGAATTTCAGCGTCGTCTCCACTGCCAACCGGTCGCGCGCGGCGCGGCTGTCGCTGCTATCGAGATAGAGGCGGATGACGCGATGGTCCGGCATTGTCGGCGCGGCATCGTCGAGCGCGGCGATCACCTGATCGGCCAGCGTCACCGCCTCGGTCTTGCCGCCGGCCTTCGACCAGACGCGCAACGAAAACCGATGCTCCTCGATCATCGCATCGAGCCCGTCCTTACGGCGGGTGGTGATCTCGTCGAACGACAGAAACGGCGCCACGGCATTGCGCGGGGCGCCATCGTAGAGATTGGCGGATGGCAACGCGGAAGCGAGCGCCGCCCTGATCGCCGTCTGCAGGGGCAAAACGGCGCTTCTCATCGCGTCTCCTCCTCGGCCTCGATCACCAGATAGCGCTGATCGCCCGTCGGATCGGCGGTGGC